ATGCCTACATACACACTTACAAACACCGAAAATGGTGACACATATAATACATTTTGTTCTTGGAACGAATTAGAAACTTTTCTAGAAGAACACCCAGCATTTAAGAAGGTGATGTCTGCACCAGCTATTATTGGTGGGATTGAAGGAAAGACACATAGAGTAGATGATGGATTTAAGGAGAATATGCAACGTATTGCAGAAGGTCATCCTAACTCACCTATGGCAGAAAAGTATGGTACAAATAGAACAAATAAAGACCTCAAGACCTTTAATACAGTCAAAAAACGTACAAGTATAGGTAAAGCTCATAATTTAGATTCAATAAGTAAGGAATATCGTCAAGGTCAACTGGTTCAATAATTATAAATAAAGACGTAAGGATTGCAATTTAATCTGATTAAAGCGTTCTTACAGGAGTGAAGGGAATTATGGCAATTATTAGTGTAAGACCATAACAGAACCCCTTCACTCCACCTACACCAAACAAGGATACATAATGTCAAAAAAACAAGATATCACTCACAATCAACTTACCAAGATTAAACCTGTTACCGATAGTCAAAAACAAGTATTTGATACATGGAAAGAGGGAAAGAACCAATTTCTTTTTGGTTGTGCTGGTACTGGTAAAACATTTATTTCAGTATATCTTGCTCTACAAGATGTCCTTAAAAACGATACACCATTTGATAAGGTAGTAGTAGTTCGTTCACTTATACCGACAAGAGAGATTGGTTTCTTGCCAGGCGATGAAGAAGATAAGGCGGCCTTATATCAAGTGCCGTATTCAAACATGATGCAATTCATGTTTGAACAACCTAACGAACAAGCGTTCAGTATGTTATATGATCGCTTGAAAGCACAAGGAAGTTTTTACTTCCTATCTACATCATTTCTTAGAGGTTTGACCTTTGACAATAGTATCATCATAGTCGATGAGTGTCAAAATTTAAACTTCCATGAACTTGATACTATTATAACTAGGGTTGGTCAGGATTCAAAAATAGTTTTCTGTGGAGATTTTGGCCAATCTGATTTGACAAGAACAAACGAAAGAAATGGATTAATGAATTTCTTACAGATTCTACAAGAAATGAAAGAATTTAATTGTGTAGAATTTGACATCGGAGATATAGTTCGCTCAGGATTTGTGCGAAACTATCTTATACAAAAAACAAAATTAGGAATGGGGATAGAATAATGCAAGATAACTATGAACACTGTTTAGAAATGATACTACATCACGAGGGTGGATATGTAAATCATCCTAAAGATCCAGGCGGCGAGACTAATCTCGGCGTAACGAAAAGGGTATATGAAGAATGGGGTGGAGATAAAGACATGACAGACTTGTTAGTCGAAGATGTTGCTCCTATCTATCAAAAGAACTATTGGGATCGTTGTAAATGTGATGATTTACCAAGTGGGCTAGACCTATGTGTATTTGACTTTGCTGTAAATGCAGGCCCAAGTCGTAGTGCAAAGTATCTACAAAAATTGATTGGTACTACTGTTGACGGTGGCATCGGCCCTAACACTTTAAAGGCCGTTCACAATTACGTTGAAGAAGTAGGACTAGAATCAGCAATCGAAGGATATCAATCATCAAGGCAAGAGTATTATGAAAGTCTTGGTACATTTGATACGTTTGGTAGAGGTTGGACTCGTAGAGTAGAAGAAACTACTTCATCTGCATTGGAAATGGCATAAAAATAATATGAAAAAATTTAATCATGTTCCTGTAGAATTACAGGATATTACGGCGACAAATAAAGACGGAATACGTTTATACAAAACACCAGATGGAAATATGTATCCATCTATTACAACAGTTCTTTCTGTTAGAAACAAACAAGGATTGTTTGAATGGAGAAAACGTGTTGGTGATGAAGTAGCAAATTATATTGCGAGGACAGCAGCTGCTAGAGGCACTGCTGTCCATCATATGTGTGAAGATTACTTAAACAATGAGGATATGGAAAAACACAAAGAAAAGTTTTTACCACACGCATTGTTTACTCAGTTGAGGGATAAGTTGTTAACTCGTATAGATAACATTCATTCTCAAGAAGCTGGTCTTTATAGTGACAAGTATAAAGTAGCAGGAAGAGTCGATTGTATTGCTGAGTTTGATGGTGTATTGTCTATCATTGACTTTAAGACATCAACAAAAGAACGACAAGATAGTTACAACGAATCTTACTACATTCAGGCATCTGCTTATGCAGAAATGTTTGAAGAACGAACTGGTATTGAGATCAATCAGATTTGCATATTGGTTGTAACCGCAGATGGTGTATGTCAGGAATTTGTTAAAGATAAAAAAGACTATTTACCTTTATTGACTGAAGCTATTGCAGAATGGAAACAGAAAAATGAAAAAGTTAATGTTGTCAATAACGACATTGTTGGGGTGCCTGTCTAGTGTGTCAGCTGAACCGTATTGGTTGCAGAAACCTGTACAATGTGCTGAACCACAAGAGGTAGTAACTCACCAAGCTAAAATATATCGGGAAATACCTTTTCTTATGTTATATGGAAAAAGTTTGACCACAACAGGTACATTCAAAGATGTATCATATATTTTAAGTGTCAATATGGAAACAAAAACTTGGACAATGATAGAATTTGCATCTGAATTAAAACAAGCTTGTATTGTAGCAACTGGCAATGATTTTAAACCAGCACCTCAAGAAAAAAAGATAGATATTAAATTTAAGCCTTGACATTATAACGAATGTATGATATAAATAGAGTATAGTTTGTTAATACAATTCGACAATTGGACAGGACTTGGGGGCAGTACCCAACGCCTCCACCATAATTACTTGGAGAAATATATGTTTAACTTTATCAAAATTTGGATTAAAAACTGGATTGAACAAAAAGAAAAAGATAGAGTAAAATATCTAGGCAAGTAATTATGATGGGGGCGAACTAGGATCGACTGACAAGTATAGAGGCGAGTAGAACTATCGGGTGACTGCGTAATTGGTCAAACACTACAAACGCAAACGATAACTTTGCACCTACAGGTTATGCCCTAGCGGCCTAATGCTGATGCGTCCGATGGGAACGTGGAAACAGAATCCCATCACTTTCTTTTAACTTATATAGGATATAAATTATGAATAGTAATGATACTAATCTAAATAGCGAAACGGTACAAACTGCTAAGAAGTTCTCTTTAAACATAGAACATATAGCAAGAGATAAAGAAATTTCACACATGGACGCTGTGTTAGATTATTGCTTTGTTAATAATATAGAGCCAGATACAGTTGGAAGACTTATCACTAAGTCACTCAAAGAGAAGATTGAGGCCAATGCAAGAGAACTAAATTATCTTGAAAGACAAGCACAATTGCCAATTTAGTTCTTGACATTGCCTCAAGAATCGTGTACAATATAAAACAATAAACTATATAAGGAGCAAAAAGTTTATGTCTACTGAAAAAGAAAAAAATGCAACGTGGGATGCTTTAGAATCTTTGACGTTCAAGAATCGTATCAAAGAACTTGAATACGATTGTGCAGAGTTAACTAAGCACAATGAGGAGCTTAGGGAAAGATGTAAGAAACTTGCATCTAGGACACCAGAGTGGCCTAAGGGGTATCGTCCTACTCGTAGAGCGCCAGATCAAAAAAAGAGGTATAATGAACGTACAACTCATTGATCACATGGGCAGCGATTTATCTGTAGTAAACGCTGCCCGAGTTTCTTTTGATAAAGAAAGTTCGTTTTCTGGTAAAATTGATCACAACACGGGCAAAAGTACAATAAGGGATAAAGATAAAAAACTTATATCCTATTTAGCAAAGCATGACCATTGGAGTCCCTTTGGTCATGCCTCAATGCAATTTAGAATCAAAGCTCCAATATTTGTTGCACGACAACTTGTCAAGCATCAAGTGGGATTAGTCTGGAACGAAGTCAGCAGACGTTATGTTGACAATGAGCCAGAGTTTTATATTCCAAAAAACTGGAGACTCAAAGCAGAAGATAAGAAACAAGGATCTTCTGACGAATACATTGAATACAATATCAGTAGTACAATGGAGTATGTAAAAGAAACATACAACAATCTACTGAAAGCAAATGTTGCACCAGAGATGGCTCGTATGGTATTACCACAGAACTTATATACTGAGTGGTATTGGAGTGGTACATTGATGGCTTTTGCTCGTGTATGTAATCTAAGATGTAAATCAGATACACAATGGGAAACACAATTGATTGCAGAGATGATTGATTTAAAGGCAAAAGAATTGTTTCCTGTTTCTTGGGAATCATTAAGAGTTGAATAAACATATAGTATATGGTAATGGAGAGTCAAGGCCCAGACAACCGATAGAAAGTAACAATTTTATCACATGGGGATGTAATGCAATCTATCGTGATTTTGCCCTTGACAATCTTGTCTCAATAGACTATCCTATG